GCCTGCCTTGAGCTTTTTCGGCCGATAGCGCCGATCATCGACGACAACCGCAACCGGATGATTTTTTTGACCGCCCATGTTGATGACAAGGGCCTCCGCCGCTGGACCCTTCTTCCCGGCCCCCGTACCCAGCCCGCCGCCGGCGCCGCCGCTCGAACCTTGCTGCTGGCTCTTGTCTCTAGGAGGAGGGACGGAGCTTGTCCCGTAATCCTGCATTCGCTCGACGCGCTTGCGGCTGTCGCTGTGCATGCCGTCAAGGTCAAGCTCCTGCATCTTCTTATCGTCGTCGGCCTCATTGATCGTGGCCCGCGTCGCTCCGTAGCTTGCCCGGAATGACGCGCCTTGCAGGGAATTGCGCTGCATCTCTGATCCTCGTTAGGACGGAGGCTTGCCGCTGAAATCCGGCTTGCCGTTCATGTGAAACGGGTCGACCATCTTGAGCGTGGTAATCGTCCCGCTCCGCTCACTCTGGTGATACTCGACCTCGCGGCACCCGAGAAGATGATCCAGCATGAGCATGGGCGAACGCACATAGTAATAGTCGCCGGCTTGCCATAGAGAGCCGGAGCGCCGACGCCAGCCTTGCACGGTGATGTGCGCCTCAATCGTCGCGCCTTCCGTGAAATTCAACTCGATATTGGCACGCTGCTTCACGCCGTGTTCGTCGTCGCCAATATCCATCGGAACGACAAGGACGCGATCCCGAGTGGATGAGCCATTGACCTGCGCGATGATCTTGTTCGTCTCGTCGCCGTTGCTCTGATCGTCCCCGTGCCGCTGCCCCGTCGCGTAGATACGCTTATAGACTTTGTCGTCACGGATGACGCAATTAGCCGCGAGGATATTTTCGCCCTCAACGAGAGCATCCTGTGCGAAAGCGTTGTGCTCACCAATCGCCAGCAAATCACCAAACGGGCTCGATCCGATTATGATGCGCCTAGCTCGCGCATATCTCTCAAGTACCTCGGAGCGCATCTCGCCCGGAGATACTTGGATATTTTTGAATGGCGTCAGATCGACAGCGCCTATCATCTTAAGGCCGATGCCGCTCGATCCGATTAGAGCCTGCGCGAGTTGAGCCCAATTTTTGTTATCGTAATTGCCGCTCTGCTCAAGTGAAACGCTCGTCGTCGTGAGGTCCCACGTCTTGCTAATTCCGGCGATGCGCACGCCATGCATGCGCGCCGAATATCCGGCCTGCCTCTCCGTCACAAATCCGGTCAGCACTTGCTCGCCGGAGAGAAACACCACAACCTGATCGCCCGGCTTGATCTGCATGTTTGTGAAATCGCGGCCGAGCATCTTCCCTGAAGGCGTGAACTCCGTACACTCGAATGAGAATGTTGCGTTATATTCCGTGTAGCGCGCGGAGACCGTGATGGAGGTCCAGTCCTTGTACTCGCGACCGTTGATGACAAGAACTGCCTGTTCAAGCCAGTTCGTCGCGCCGGTTGCTTTCTTATCAAGCGGGAGCGTCGTCAATTTGTCAGCATCCTTCCCGAGGCCGGCATAAACAGCGGATGCCGCACGCTGTTCTCCGCGATCAATTCATCAGATCGCTCGCCGTTCTGATAGACGCGCTGCGACATTGCTAGCGACGGCATAGAGGCCGGGAATTTGTACGGGATGATGCGCGGCAGCTTCCTCCCGATATCCGCGAGGTGCTTTGTGACAGACGCATGCAGAGACAGGATCGCAACATAGACGGCCGCGTCCTTTCCATCACTAGCGGCCTCCGCCGCTGCATCGAACTCTTGATGCATCGTCTCCGCAACCGCTCCGGCATCCGAGGTTGAGCTGAACGTCATCTCGGCAATGATGCGCGCCTCTTGCGCAAGGCAGAGAAGAACGATGCGTTGTGCGATCAGGAGAGATGCGTCCCCGACGATCTCCTGCGCCGCTACCGCCGAGCGGATCGCTTTGAACTGCGCCATAGTCGCGCCGGACAGGCGGGCTTGATTGAGCATCGGCCGCATCGACGCGAGGATGCCGCCGTCTCCGAACAGCGTCTCAACCCGCGCGAGGAACGATCCGAGCATCTGCTTGTAAATCGCCGTCTCGGCAGACCCCGGCGTGCCGGCCGCCATGAGCGGAGAATAGATCGCCGCGAACAGCGAGCGAACTTCGTCGATATCTTCCCACTTCGACATCAAGAGCCCTCTCCGGCAACCACCGCGTCCTCAAGCGCGCTTGCCTTCTCCGCGATAATGCCCTTCGTGTAAATCAGGATGCTGCCGAAACCGGGCTTGCCGGCCTCGACAAAATCCATATCAACCCGGCACATACCGCCGTGATCCTTCGACGTGACGAAGGAATAATCGTCCGCCATCACCTCGACTTCCTCGGACTGGAAAGCGAGCGGCAGCTTGAGCGTGCCCGGCCCTGCTTCCTCAAGTGCTGCAATCAAGATGTCCCGCAACACGAGATAATTCGGACCGATAAGATAACCCTGGACAACAAACCGGCGCGCGGAGCGCCCCAAGTCTTCGGCATACGGATCGTCCCGCTTCGGGTACTGATGCAGCACCACGCGCCGGCCGCCGCGCCGAATATCAGTATCCACCTTGAAGCTCGCACCGCGAAAGCTCGCCGGCTTGAGCTTGTCGCGCCACGGGTTATGCAAATCGCGGATTGTCGCCATGTGCGATCCTTATTGAACGTCAAGCGGTCCGAGTTGCGCCGGCTCCATCTGCCTGTGACGGCGAAGCTCCGTGTTCTGGAAGATGCCTTCGCTCTCCGCGCTCACTCTCGTACCTTGCGGCGCGTGAACGTCAACCTTGACGGTGCCCTCTGCCTTCAAACTCGGATTGTTTGCCTGATCGATGGGCAAAGAATTGAACTGCTGTAGGGCACCGCGCGATGCGTTGTAGCGGTTCCCGATCTGCCGCGCACCCTGATCCGCCGGCCGCTCGAAATTGCGCGTTAGGACACCCGCCACCTCATGCATATTCGCCGCGCTTGCCCCCATAAGGGCTCGCCGCGAAGCCGCATATTCCTTCCGCGTCATGGCTTCTGTTGCCATGTACCGCATCTGCCCTTCTAGGCTGTTGCGGTCGAAGCCATTCGCCGCCAACCACTTGAACATCTCCGAGCGCCGTCCGCGAGCGCCGCTGCCCGGATCGCGAGCGCCGTAGATACCATACCCGGTGCCGCCGTCATGAACCGCCTTGGGGTTTAACCCGCTCTCGACGATGGCTTGCCCGGTCAGGCTTGCCGCAGCGTGTTTCACGTTTTCCTCGGGGATGCCCAGCTTGCGCAACTGGTCCACCGCCGCGCGCATGGCTACCGCCGTTCTGGAACCGCCTTTCACGGGCTTGTAAGGCCCGGCCGGCGCGGAACCTCCACCAGAGCCGCCCGCAGGCGCGTCCGGGGCGGGTTTCTCGCCGTCGAAATCCGGCAGGGCTTTATACCCGCCGCCGCCCCATCCCCTACCAGCAGGCCGCTGTGGCCCGCCGGCAGGCCATCCGCCGCCGGGATTATAGGCGGTCGGGACAAACTGGCCGCCGCCCCACCCGTGCCGGCCCTGCCGGAGCGCCCCGTTCGCGTCTTCCAGTTCCTTATTCAGGTTCCGGATATTCTCCTCCATCTTTTCGAGCGCCTCGATCTCCTTCTGCCTCGCCTCCTCAAGCCGCGTCCGCGCGCCGCTGTCCGCCGGGAGCCGGCCGAGCGCCGTGTCCATGTTGCCGATCCGCCGGCGCGCTTCCTCGGCCCGGCGCTGCTGCTCTGCGATAGCTCCGGAAAGCGGGACCTTGCCCATCTCCTTCATGTTGCCATAGGTGTTCGCGTCCGGCGTGAAGATTGGTCCGTTCTGCCGGCCGATCTCCTTCGCCGCGCCGGCAATGCCGTCCTTCTCGTACGCGCGAGAAATCTCGTTCCACGCCTTTAGCGCCTCGCTCAATTCCTTGACAAACTTCGCGGCCTCGCGCGCGCCCCACGCCAAAGCTCCGCCCATCGCCTTGCCGATAGTCTCGACATCGTTCGGGTTGATCGCCTCAAGCTCTTTGTTCAAATCGCGGAAGCCGGGGACCATCGAGAAACTGACTGTACGGCCGATCTCCGTCGCGGTGCGCTCAAGCCGCAACCACGAGCGGTTCAGTTCGTCCGCCTGCTGCTGCTGTTCCTCGGAAAGCGGCTTGACCTCTCGCAACGCCTGCTGAAACTCTCCCCACGAGAGCCGTGCGAACCGGGCCGATCCGAACATTGCCTCCGCATATCGCTTCGCAGACGCCGGGCTCCGCTTCTGGATTTCCTCCATTCGCTCGAATGCAATACGAAGTTGGTCGGCAGGATTTTTCGCCGCGCTGATCGCGTTCACAACGTCGCCGGCACCAAGCCTGCGCAACTCGCTGCGAAGCTCGCCTAAGCGATGCTGGAAGTCTTCCGCATTCCGCTTGAACGTGTTCAAGCCGGATATGGCCTCGTCCGGCGCAAGGGAGACTTTCGCCGCCGCATGCCCGAATGCCTCGATCTGCTGGGTTGTGAGCCCTAGGTCTCGGGACTGCGCGCGCAAATCGGCCATCTGCCGAGAAAAGGACCTCATGTGGGTCGCGACGCCGATGATCGACGCCGTGAAGCCACTAACTCCTAGGCCGAATGCGGAAAGAGCCGGGAGCGCGACCGTGCGCACCTCGCGCCCGAGCGCCCCGCTTTCGGTCCGCACGTTTTTAAGGCCCTGCGTCAGCCCGGAGATATTTTCTTTGCGAGAGACGTCGAGAAGCGCGTTTCTGATTTTCCGGAGATTGGCGGTTGCGTTATCAACCACCGTGGCGCGCATCTTTAGCGGTTCGTCTGCCACCCTAATCCTCCTTGGCCCCGAGCTTCATCAGCACGTCGGCCCAGTCCATGTGTTGTTGCACCTTGGCGCACGGCTTGCGCAGAAACACATCTGGATCGCACCGAAAGAAACGGGCAAGGCGGTAGCAATCGAGGATCAGATGTCTTCCGCGTTCGGCATAAAAAAACTTCCGATGGCCCACGCCGCCCGCGTCCAATCCTTCGATGTCATTTGCCGCACCGCAGAGGTCGGGACCCGCGCAAGCTGCGCGATCATCTGCGTCATCACCGATGCGTCAAACGTCGGCCGTGGCGGGTTGATCGAAAAATCAAATACCACCGGGAGGCCGATGTCCGCGATATCCGCTCCCGTGGGCTCGATAAACTCTAGCGTGTCCTTCTTATCGCCGTGAGCCGTGATCGGCTTCGTTAACCTGATAGATCGCACAATGGCCGGAGCTTCCGCCCCGGCCTTTTCCGCTTCACTCATATCCGCCCTCCTGTTGCGTTGCATTAAACGAACTCAATCGGCTCCTTGCCCTCGAAGCGCACGCGCATCGATCCCTCGCCGGTATTGATCTCAAGGGCTGATGTGCACCACGCATCAACAAGCGTGTAGGTCCGCCCGTTCGCAAGCTCGGCCTGCACCGTCGCGTCAACGACGGCCTCGATGTCCTGCAAGGACAGGTTCGGAACCGTCGAGACATCGCCCTCGATAAACGGGACGCGCGGCATCTCGCTGTAACCATGCACTCCGTCCTGCCCGGCGATGCCCTGCCTCGCGACGCGGCTCGGGGAGACCGTAAAATTTCCACGGAGCGGATACTGCCGCCCGTTCACTTTGAGGTACGCAATGCCTGCGATGCGGTCGGCCATTCTTTCGATCTCCCGTTAGGGTGCTGGTGTGAAAACCGTGTTCCGCCCGTCATGAACAGCGGACACAATATACCGAGGCAGGGCTTTCGTCACGCCCTCAGAAATTGCCGGGGATAGCGTCTCGCAGAATATGACCGGCCAATGCTTCTCGATTGTCTCGCGCGCGCCGGCTAAGACGGAAAGCTCCGCGCCCTCGACATCAATTTTGATGAGCGATACCGGGAGCTTGAAATAAACCGGCCATGTCCGATCAATCGTAGTGGTCCGAACCATCAAGCTCTCATCGTGTTTCGCTGGCGGCTCGCCCTTCACCAGCGACGCCCCAGTGGTCAGGCCCACACGAGGGTTGAAGTGCAGGGCTGCTTCACCAGCCGGCTCATCGCACGCCGCCGCGCGCAGGATGCGGATGCTCGACCTGACACCGTTCATCGCCGCGTTGATGCCGAAGCGCCACTCGTTCGCCGGCATGGGCTCAAAAGCCAGTACGGTCGCGCCGGCCTTCGCTGCGAGAATGGAGTAGAGCCCCGTGTAGGCCCCCACGTCGATGACGCCACGCGCTCCCTTCAGGGCCTTCGCCCATGCAGCCCGCGTCTCCGGCTCATACCCCGTACCCTCCGTCTCGTGGAAGACGCACCGATCAGCTTCCGACACCAGAGCAGCGCGCAAGCTACCCGCCTTGAAATCAGTTACACCCATGCTTTTTGAACCCACGGCACCGGACAGTTCTGCGGCTTGTTGCTCCCGCCGAAAGTAACAACAGCCGCGCGCTTCGGAGCGCAATTCGTGATCTCTCGATAGCCGCAGAAGAAGCCGGCCGGCAACACGTCCTGCAAGAGCACCGCATTCGGGTCTAACTCCTCCATCACGCGCTGATCGCCGTAACGCTCGAACTTCTCCATCATTTGCCGCTGTGCCTGAAACTGCACCCATATGTCGTCGCGGAACGAAGGGCCTATGGTCAGGACCGATGACGCATAATTGCACGGCCACGAAAGGTTGCCGGCAAGCCGCGTAAAGTTCCGACTGATCGCAAAGCCCGGCATCGCCGCGATCCGGGCGATGGGCGCAAGGTCTCCGATAATGACCGTGTCGAGGTCGAAAAACAGAACGTGCGCGCCTTCTCGCCACTTCTTTTCGAACAGCGCCATCTTGAGCCACCAGCCCGGAAGATTGAGGTCCGCGCGATTGATGAAGGTGACGTCGGCGCATCGCTCAGGCTGATCGGTAAGGCAGACAAAGGTGTGCGGGATATTGAGGTGTCGCCGGACCATGTTCCGCAGGCGCTCAACGTAGGTGAATGGGTATCGCGCGCCGGTCCGCACGCATGCAACAATCAGCTTGCTCACCGTCTGAAGCCCTCGAAGAATTTCAGGATGCGTCCGGCAACCGCCGTCCAGTTGTTTTTGATCGCCTCCGCGCGCGATGCCTTCGCATCGAACGCCCGGACTGCCTCATCCCATGGAACGGTCGGCCCCTTATAGGTGATCGCTCTGATTGAGGACAAGAGGTCCGGCCTGATATATCCATCCGCGCAGACGGGCAAAGCCCCAGCCATCGCCGTCTCAAGGACCGTCAACCCCAAGCTCTCGCGGTGCGTGGGAAGGAATATATGACTGACGTTGTACTCCGGCAGCAACTCCTTGAATGGGATGTGCTCGCGATTGAACTTGGGCGGCTTCCCCCCGCGCCTTACCGTCATGACCCCGCCGTCGCACAGGCGGCGCACGCGCGCAGACGTGAAGCCCATGCCGCGCCACGCCCCGCTCTCGACGTACGATAGCGCCTGATCCGTAATTGCCTCCGTGGTGTCCATCCCCGGGTGATAGAGCGGGTGATCTATGAGGATGCGCAACTCGTCCCGGCTCTGCTTTGGCGTCAAGAGAACATCATCGGCCGCCCACCCGATGTGATGATGCCCCTCCTGGAATTTCCCCGGATGAGCAATCGAAAAGGTTACGTCAGTTGATGGCGCTGCAAGCGGGCAGTCGTGCACCTGCGCGACGCATCCGCGCACAGCCTTTCGCATAATGTCGGCGCACACCGCCGGGATACGAGAGAAGTGCCGCGAGAAGCCAAGGACGTGGTCAATGTCTGCGCCGTGCACCCGCCGCGCAACCCTTTCCCAGTGGGCCACGATGTCCTGCTTTGGCCATCGCACGTCTGCGCCCTGTTCGCAGATCACCTCGTGCCCGGCCTTCTGAAACTCCCGTATAAGATAGTGCTGCCATAGCCCTGAAAAATTTTTGATCTCGTCAACAGAGAAGTGCCGCTTCGCCGGCAACACCAGAATTTTCATCGCTCCGCCCACCTTTCAAGATAACGCCACCACTCGTCGGCATAGGGCGCATTCTCGTAGCCGGGCATAGATGGGACGCCCTCCGTAAAGTGCACAATCTTCGGATCAATCGCCCGCGAGGAGTGGCCCACAAGCCAATTCCATTCCGGCGGAAGCTCTCCGATCATGTCGTCATCAAGCCACCCGAATTGATGCAGCCAGAGGCCGCGCGCGCTGTTCACAACCTCCGGCGTCAGCGCCTTGACCGCCGGATGATCGCAGTTGAACAGCATAACGCTGGACCAGTTTTTCCGCCCGTACTGCTGCTGCGCTTGGTTGTCCATCTTCACCGTCGCGTCAGGCCGGTAGTCGTGCTTGACCACCATCACCGCCTTGCTCGGGTCCGCAAGATCAAATAGCCGATGCAGATTGCCGCGCACCATCATGTCCGCGTCCATGAACAGTGCCCATCCCTCGCCAGCAAGATGCGGCGTCAGAAAGCGGGAGATTGCAAACTCGGTGCTCATGGGCGCTTGGCTGATCGTATCGAACAACCGCCCATCGCGCCGCTCATGCTTGCGCGTGTAGAGCCCCTGCGCGCGGAGCCGCGACAAGACAAGCCCGCGCACCGGCATCATCGAGCTAAGATTTGCAAGGATGCTCTCGCGCGCGATAGCGAAGGACTGGACTTCCGCTGGGCGCGGATCAAAACCGATGAAGGTGGTCAATCGCATCGTCAATGCTCAACTTCTGGAAGGTTGTAATGGCGCTCGGTTGCGTGTTGATGATTTCAACGTCTTGCAGGCACGGCTTGAACAGATCGAAATACTTCGCCCACGCTTCCCAGTTCTTTCGGTTCTGCGTCCTGCGCCGCTCGTAATGTCTGTCATTGTGCCGGAAGTCGCGCGACGGGTGATAGTCGCCATTGTAGTCGTATCCAAACAAGACAATGCGCTTTGCTCTTTTCAGTAGCGCGACTTGCAAAGCGCCGAAACCGGATGTGCCGCCGGTAAAGATACGACGCGGATCAGTCGAGACACCCTCGCCCGGAAGCCGCCGAATGAGCGTGACATTCTCCGGCGCGGAGATCTGTTTTTTGTAATCCTCCGGGCACGCCCAATAAACCCGCATCGGAACAGCCGCGAGCTTGTCGCGCCAGTCATCGAAGCGCGGCATGTCGAGGCCGAAGCCGGCATCCGCCCACGGGATGTCGAAAATAGAACCTTTGATTGCAAGAACATGCGCACCGCGCAGTCTCTCAAAATCAAACCCTCTAAGAGACGGACCTCCCGCAACAATTGCCACAGGCCGCTCGTCCCACCAAGGCTCTGCCACCTTGCCATACATTCCGCCCTCCAAATCAAAAGAGGCGGTCACTATGGACCGCCCCTCGCATCCTTGTCGATGGTCTTAGATGACTTCGCGGTCAACGCCTCTTGCGTATTGTAGTCTGAACTGGGCGACAACAGCGAAGATGCGCAACTGGTTCACAAGGTCCGGCGGATAGATCACGTTCACCCTGTTCGGGTTGTTCGGGTCGCGCTCGACCACGAGGTTCTCCGCAAAGGATCGCGCGTCCTCGACCAGACCGTCAGCCTCATCCAGCGAGTATTGCGCGATCAGTTCGCCCTTGATGACCTTCGGCGTGACCACCGCTTGGCCGACGCCGAACCGCGTCCCATCATTGGCGAGCTTGTGGCGAGGGTACTTCGTCGTAATGCGGTGCCGCTGCCGGCGCAGAAGCTCCGAGAGCGTTGCGAGCGTCGTCATCAACTCGTAGGCGTCGTCGCCCTGATTGTACCTGTTGCGCTGATACGTCGTCGTCTCGCGCGAAATCTGCATCTCACCGGACGTGGTAGCGAACTGCGTTGCGAGGCCGACGCCGGCGAGCGCACTCCGCTCCGCGACGTTGCGACGCTGATGCGGCGGAGCCGGGAGGATGCCGGTCAGCGTCAGCGTGTGCAGCGGCCGTGACGGCGAATTGAGGAAAGCCCGGCCGGCTTTTGCAGCGTATGCCGCCGCCGCCTCCCACGGAGAGGAGGGCACATTCGCTTCAAGGTCCATGATCGAGATGACCGGGTAATTGTTTGTCGGTCCATAGGACATCTGCGCCGCGTAGCTACCTTTCTTCGCAGAGTAGACTTGACCGAACAACTGGCGACGCCAGCCCCACCGGCCGTTTTCACCGAAGCCGAACTCCGCCTCAACAGTCAGGATCGACGCGCCGTCCGTGTACGGCAGGGCCACGAACTCATAAGGCTCATCCCCGAGCGCCGCCATCGCAGCGGAGAGGTCCGGAGCGCCCGCGCCGCCGGCCATCGCAACGATGGAGACCGACAAGCCCGGCGGCATGCTTTCGCCCTGCATCGCCCCGCGATAGTTGTGCCGAACATCGATCCCGTTTCCGTCGATCCCCTTCCAGCGGCAAGTAAGGTCGATCTGCGAGCTTCCCGTGGCGCTCAGGACCGCGACCACAGGCATGTGAGGATCGTTATTGATCGCATCGACGATCTTCGCCGCGACCTCCGCCGTGTCATCGTCGGCCGAGACGCCCACCGGAACGCGGCGGCCGGCGACATAGAGATAGAGCACACCATCCGCCGACGCCGCCTGCGTCACCGTGATTGAACCTTCGGCCGCCGTGCCAGCGCCGGGCTCCGCCACCGGCAGCACCCACAGTTCATGCGCAAAATTGTTCGCGAAGAATGCCTCCCCCATGTTGTCGAGCATCGAGCCGAGGCCGACAAGATCGCGCAACTGTTCGAGGGAGCCGACCGCAACAGGCACGTTCGGCTCGCCGGTGCCGGTCGGGAGCATAGTGCCGAGAAGCAGACACGGGACGCGCGAGACCGGATTGCCGGCCATCGAGCCATCAACTTCCACCCAATAAAGCGGCTGCTTGATGTTCTGCGGGATTACATTGAAGTCAACGGACATGGCGAACGCCTCCTAAGCGTCGTTGTGGTTTTCACATCGAAACGAAACACTCGCCGCCCGCGAGCAACCCGTCAGACCTTGTTCGGCCCGGAAGTCTGCCGCCGCACGCGCGGCGCAACCTGTGACGTAGGGCTGTCCGGGAGAACGGTCCGCATACTCTCGCGCACGAGAGAGCCTTCGGCAATCCGCCTGTGCGTGAAGCTGTCCGCCGGCCACAACGTGCCGCCGTCTCCGCCGGTCAATGCGCCGGCCTTCGGGTGAACGAGACCCGCTCCATCGTGGCCGGGGAAAACCTTGATCCTGTTCGCATCGTTTGCCATCGCTAGGCTCCTCAATCGTTCTGCGGGAAGTCCTGACCGTCAACGCCCCACGGCTGCTCGATCACATCCGGATCGGTGGACTTTGACGGGTAGCGCGTCTTCACGTTGATTACATCAAGATCGTCCGGGAGAATAGGCTCAAGCCTCATACGATAGCCGAGGACAAGCTCATACTGGACTTGCGCGTGACCGGCATCGCCAGCGTTCGCATAGAGGTTGCGCCGCGTCGATGAAATGACGCCCTCGGTCATGTTGATGAAATCAGGGTTGCGCAGCAAATAGGTATCAATCGCCAGCGACACTCTCTCAAGCTGCAATTCCTGCGAGACCTCCTCCGAGGCCGCGACCTGAGCAAGAATGCCGAGCGTCAAGCGGCAAATGAAATGCGGCTCACCGGCGCTGTAGTCTCCTTCTGCCTCGCGCGCTTCGCTCAGGATCATCACGGTTAGCAGAGGCAAATTCTCAAGACCGGAGATTTGCTTCGGCGTCGAGCGAACCTCCGTAAACGCTACCGGGAAGTCCGTCGATGGAGACGTGAGCGCGAGACGCAGGAGCTTGCGAGCCTCAATCGCTATCTGCCTCGCCGGGCTTTCACTCATCGTCTTCTTCCGGGCTCAGTTCTTCCGGCGCGGACTTCTGGATCGCGAGCATCACGCCGCCCTGCCCGTCCTCATCCACATCGCTGATAAACCACAGGAGGTCGCCGCCGACGCCGGCAATTTGCCCCGGCAGGATTTGCACGCGGTCGCCTTGGACCGGGAGCACGTCAAAATCTAGCACGTTGATGTCGATAACCGTCGCCTGATCTCCGAAGACGCCACCCTCCTGCGTCGGGATATCCAGCGGCTTCGACGAATAGATAGCGCGCGCCTCGTAAGGCTCGCCATTCGGGTGTTCCGTGCTGACCGTCGCCGGCTGGCTCTTACGCGGGAAAACCCGGACGGCAATCCCGAAGGTTGCCATCGCGGGTCCTCTAACAAGCCGGTGAAAGTCAATCGGCACAGGCGACCTCGCCCTTAGTTGAAGCGAAGCTCCTGCAACACGTTCGGGCGCGTGCAGATATTCAGATTGTTCGTCTGCGTATCGAGATGGATGCCCTTGCCGTTGGCGAACTCGTACTGCTTCGTGTAGCGCATCTTGCCGGCCGTGTTGACGGTTTCCACATAGTCGGCCGGTGCAACATAGGTGCGGAAAAGGCCGGGGACGCCGATGGGGTACATATACGCGCGATCAGCTTCGATGAACGGCTCGTCGTCGATGCCGCCGCGATAGTTGATCCACGTCACGCCGCCGAGTTCGATTGCCGCAAAGGCTTTCTTTTCGATGGCCGCCGGCCCGATGATCGCGTTCCGGAGTTCGGACGCCGCCTCCGTGTTGAGGTACGTCGTGCGGAACTCCTTTGCGGCCACAAGCGCGTCAAAGAAGTCATCGCCGCACAGAGCCTCATACCCGGAGTGAGGAGCGCCCGCGAGGTTGCTGGACATCGCTCGCGAGGTCTTCGACAGCAACGTGCGGATAGCTCCGTTGCCGGACGTGTCCTGCGTCAGCGGCAAAACAACCGGCGTCGGCTTGTCCACCTCGAACTCGCGGAACAGATTGATCTCGCGGGTTTCATACTTGATGATGCCCTTGATAGCGCCGACGCGCGAGTGCTCAAGCGTCACTTCAAGGCTCTGGCCGGCGATCTGCATGCGCTCTGCGAGGAGCCCCTGCACCGTCTCAAGCTCCGTTTCGGAGCCAAACGCGCGGATGCCCTGTACCTCGTCGGCATAGACCGCGTCATTGATCTCGAAGTGAGGGACGGAGAGGCTCCGCAGGACGCGGCCACGCTTCTGGAGCGTATGGCCGGGACCACCGCGCGGCGTCGGGTCGATCAGCTTGAGTAAGCCATCCTGCTCCTCGATGCCGACAGAGAGCGTACGGACCGATGTCTCCGTGAACAGTCCTCGCTGTCCGATGAAGCCGGGGACAAACTTGAGCTTGCTGATCGTGTCGGTGAGGGCGATCACCGAGAACGCGGAGTTTTTGAAAATGTCGAGCATTGATTGATTTCCTTGTTAAGCCTGCCTCTCCGGCAGTCTCGATGAGGTGAGGAGCCCGGCTCTGTGGATCAGAACCGGACGATGATGCCGAGCGTCGCGAGCTTGTCGATGAGGGCTTGGCGCGTGGTCAGGTTGGCCGGCCACGAGAGCGCATTGCCATTCACCTCGGCGTCGCGCACTAGCACAGCAATCTCAAGCTCGTCTCCTGACGCCGACACGCCGCCGTGGATCGCAATCGCATCCACGTCAGTCCCGGCAAGAGCCGTATAGACCGCTCGCGGATCGTCGGTAGTGCCGGCCGACGAAAACGTCAGAAACTCTCCCGGCTGCACCACCGCCGGCTGCGCGATGTAAGCATTCTCGCGCGACCGCTGGCCGTTCGCTTCCGTCAGAATAAACATTCCGGGGCGGAGGCCGGTATCTTCGATCTTCACCATTTCTCTCTCCTGCTTTGCGCCTCTGGCGCGTGATGTCCTGCCTTGTAAGCGTGCCGCCGACTATCGCGCGCCGGCCGGAGCCCGCGCGTTAATGGAGGCGATGGCCTTGTCCCACGACGCGGCCTTGTCCTGCACCTGTGACCGCTGCGACAGGAGACCTGTCGAGCCGCTGTGGTGGCCGTTCACATCGACGGAGCCTTCCGCGCGATACGCCAGCAGCTTTTTGCGCGCGCTCGCCACGGGCACCCCGTTGCGGATGAAGTCCGACGCCATCGATGCCGGAGCGCCAGCCAGCGCGCAAAGGTCCGTAATCTCGGCCGAGTACTCACGGCCGCGCTTGCTGCCTTCTCCGCGCGCCGCATCCAGCGAAACGACCGAGCCCTTTTTGTCGGCCTTCTTATTTCCGGAGGAGGGCGACGCCGCCGGCTTGTCGCCATCGTCGTCATCCTCCTCCTCATCGTCATCGTCCTCCGAGGGCGGGTCTTCAGACGACAACAGATGCTCGAATTTCTCGCGCGCGCCGGCCGGCATGAAATTGAAACCGCGATGGTCATAATTCGCGGCGATCTCAACCTCCTCGCCGATCTCGTCGGCATAGCCAAGCTCCACCGCCTCGTCGGCGTCCATCAGCCTGTCCTCGGCCATCAGATCGTTGACGGCGGAAAGCGCCTGCTTGCTGCGGTCGGCGTATGCCTGCGCGGCAACCTTGTCGATCCGCTTGAGGTCCTTCATCAGCTTCTCCACGTCATCCGAATTTCCCCAGCACATTCCGGACGCCTTGTGGATCAGCATAAAGCTGTTCTTCGGCATGACGATCTTGTTCGCCGCCATCGCGATGAACGAGGCCATCGAGGCGGCGAGGCCATCGACAACGGCCGTGACTTCAGCCTTGTGCGCCTTGATGGCGTTGTGAATGGCGAGGCCATCATAAACGACGCCGCCCGGCGAGTTGATGCGCAACGTGATCTTCTCGACATCTCCGAGCGCCTTGAGTTCATCAACGAACGACTTCGCGCTCACCGCGTCGTCGTCAAACCATGACTTGCCGATGGAGCCGTAAATGAAGATTTCCGCCGTCTTGTCGGCGGCGGACTTCATCTCGAACCAATTGCGCTTTTTTTTCGCCATAGCACTCTCCTGTCAGGCGGCGTCTGCCGCGTCGTTGTCACTGTCCGCGCCGTCTTCGTCGGCGTCGCCAGCGTCGTTGTTGTCGTCTTCCGTCGTGTCGCTTGGGGCGGATACCTTGCCCTTTGCTCCGCCTACTGCAAAACTGAGGCCCATCTTCTCCTCGCGCTCCTTGTCGGCCTTGATCCGCGCGTCAGTCTCCTCCGGATCGTAGCCCTCAGCTTCAATCACATCGCTGCGCGATTTGAAGCCAGCATCTACCGCTAGTTTTTCGGCCTGACGATCCTTGAGCGGGTCCACCCACTCGAAGCGAGGCGCAATCCACTTCGTCCGGAAATAAGCGCGCTCGTTCCCGACAAAATCGCGGATCGTCAACGCCCCGGACAACACGGCATCTCGCATCCAGCGCCGCCGGGTCGGCTGGCACAACATCGGGATGATCGTATTGAACTGCCGCTGCTCTAGGCGGCGACGATACTCGACAATCGCGCCACGGAGCGATGAATAATTCGACCGCTTGAGGTCCGACGTGGCGAGTGCGTAAGGCACGCCCATCGCCCCGAACACTGCAAGCTGCTGGCGGTACTGAAACATCTCATAAGCGCCGCCGACATCAGCAGGCTCCGAAAACTCAACGCTCTCTCCGGGCAAGAGCGTCTGCATCGTGCCGGGCTCAAGAGATGCGAGCGGACCTTCATTGTCAGCGAGGAGATTTGCATCCTCGCTCGATATGTCTGGA